TCTGGTTCTGGTTCTGGTTCTGGTTCTGGTTCTGGTTCTGGTTCTGGTTCTGGTTCTGGTTCTGGTTCTGGTTCTGGTTCTGGTTCTGGTTCTGGTTCTGGTTCTGGTTCTGGTTCTGGTGATGGTGCTGGTGACGGTGCTGGTGATGGTGATGGTGACGGTGCTGGTGACGGTGCTGGTGATGGTGCTGGTATGGGAAATGATTCATTATTAAGAGAATACCACTTTCCTTGTTTATTTGATTGTCTGTTTCTTTTCAAGATATTTTTAAGAAATTCAATAAGATTATTTTTCTTTGGAATAATCTGACCTTTTGTTGAACCAATACCAAGAAGAACACTAATAACCTTTGAATTCCAAAATAACCGATTAGTAATATGATTTCCATATCCATCACGAGTATCATCTTCAATACCGTTTCCATGAAATCTATTATCGCGGAAAAATTCTAGAGAATTATGTCCCATTATATTTTCACAATCTGTTCTTACTGTATTTGTAGATTTGATATGAATTCTATGTCTACCCGATATTTCATTTTCAATAAAGTTTATTGTTGATTGATTATTAATTTTAGAAAAGTAACACTTCGTTCTCGTCTTCTTCTTTCCAGGAGGGAGTGGGTCTCCTTTTTTAATATATTTTGGATTTTTTTTAAGATAATTTACATTGTCTCCTTTTATTTCCTTACAAAATACTTCTTTTTTATCATTAATACAAACAAAACGTTCAACCATTCTTTCCCTACATTCTGGATTATCGAATATATCGTCTTCTACAACAATAGACTGGTTATTTACCTTAATTTTTTTTCCTTGTTTAATTTTATACCAGTATGTTTTTCTAATATGTTTAATAAAATCTTCAATATTTGGAAGAGAATCATTATTAATTCTTAAGGATTCGATAATAATAGATGAACCGCAATCAAAACCAGTTCTATCTGTATGAAGTTTTTGATATTCTTCCTGAGAAATAATACGATAATCGGTTGGTTCACGACTTTCGTCTGGATTTTCACGTCGTTCCATTTCCGGAAAATCAAATGTAACTTTAATATAAACAAACTCTTCTGACACCCTTTTAATTCTTGTTACAATAATAAGTTTATTTCCTAGATAAACAGCAGACTCTTTCAATCCCACACCGAATTCAGAACTAAATGAGTCATTGTCGTGATTATCACTTTTGTGACCCAGAGCGAGTGGATTCTTTTCACCATCAATTTCAATATCTGGTCCAAAACCATTTGGGTCATCGTCTGAAATAACAATAGAATGTGGTAATCCATCACTATTATTTGTTATCATTGCTATAATTTGAAATAGAAACTTGACATTATCCATAATATCTGTTATTGCATCGACACTTGTATATTGACCTCGGCGAATCTTTTTTACATCGCTTCGAAAATGGGGACTACCAAAACGTGGCATTCTTGTGGTTTGTTTGAATACTTATTATAGTTTTAAATCAAATCAATTTTTTCTATATAAATATAAATGAGTAAATTGAATACAAGAAAACGTTGTCCAAGAGGAACAAGAAGAGATAAAAAAACGGGAACTTGCAAAAAGGTTAAACTCTCAATTATGTCAAAGGTTGAGATTTTCAAGAGTAAGTATCTTAATAAAGATGGAAAATCAGAACTAATTACGCGTTACAACTTGCCTGAGGGATTGGCTTATACATCAGGTGACAGTCCTATATTTAGAAGTGACTCGATAATTGGCAGATCGCATAAATTTGCGAGATTCAACAATTCATTTCCAAATAACATAGAAAGAAATATAAGTATTAGTTGGAGACAAACAATAACATCTGAGGAAAAAGATATGTTACTTAATGAATGGAGTAAAATGAAATTTCCTAAAAAGGGAGATGATGATTATGTAAAGGGTAAATCAAGCGCAGTTCTTTATATTAAATTCTACGGACTTGCTGAAAAAAAAATAATAAATCATGGAATTCGTTCAGATATTTCAAAGTCTATAAAAAAAATGCCGTGTTGTAATTGTGGAACAAGCAGGGGTATTGAATGCGATCATAAAAATGATTTGTGGGAATATAATGATGAACGAATTGGACATCGCGAAAAACAAACAATTGATGATTTCCAACCACTTTGTAAACACTGTAATGATGTGAAGCGCGGTGTAAAGGCAAAAACAATGAAAGAACAGAAAAGACAACCTGCTCCCGGATTTTCAGTAAAATTTGTTGAGGGAACAGAACATTTTGATATTAAAGATCCAAAATGGTACAAAGGAACATATTGGGGAGATGTAATGTATTTTAAGAGAAAATTATATATAAAAAAATGAACATATGATATACTATATAATGGGTTGTAACGTTACTAAACCTACATCTAAACCTAAATCTTTTTCTAATAATTGTGTTTTATACTGGACTTCCAATTATAAAACACAAAAATATCATTGGTGGCCTTTACTACGTAAAAGAGAAAATGATTATATTAATAATCTTTATGCTAATGGTGGTGGTATTGATAAATACGATCAATTGTTTAAAACGGAGGCACTAGAATACCAAAAAAAACATCATAGCATATTACCAGAGTCAAATAGAAGTGATAAAAATTGGGCAGGATATTGCGACCGTGGGGCTATGCTTTCCTGTTTATATAAATATCCCGTTAAACCGGTTATTGCGAAATATAATGACAAAACAATTGAATTTTCACCTAGAGATATTGAAGCATTAATGATTACTGTATCAAATACAACAGTCTGTAAAAGTCTTTCTGTTTTCTACGGATCCAGAAACAATTCAAAAAACAAAACATCAAAAAATCGTAGTGAACCGCTACCACTGGATTTGATAGAAATCCTTAAGAGATTTAGTAGAGAAAAAGAACCATTTGTCATTGATGTTGATAATGGTGATGCTGTTTGGAATTATCCTTTTGATAAATTTTTAGTAACTATTGTACCGATTGATTACTCAGATAAACGAATTTCAAAGACTGGTAGAAGTGTGATATATCGTTTTCAAATTGAAAGTTGCGCTTTCCCTAAAAAAAACATTGATATTCGAGGACTTGTAAATTATCGAGAAGATTGTGTTCATCAAGAATGGTTGTCCGACAATAATCCAGACTTTTTGTGGAAAAAATACAAAAAGAACTATCAATGGAAAGGAAAATCAGATATAAATCCAATTATAAAACCAGAAATTGTATATGAATTGTATAAAAATTCTATTCTTGGAAATGGTATTTTAAATATCCCTAAAAACGTGTAAAAAATTGATATATATCTTTGTTATAACATGTATAACACCAACAATCAAAATCATACGATGAAAGTGTCTCGAACAAAAAAGAAAAAGATAGAACTCATATGCGCATGTGGGCGTGTAAATGTAGCAAAGGGGAAACCGTGCACATGCAAGAGAAAGAACGAGAAAAACGCAAGCAACCTGGAAAAACGAATTGTGGACGACATTAACGACAACACGGAATACGGAGTGATTATCAAATACAAGATACAAACACATCTAGGAAAGATAATTATTTCAGCAAAACACATTGGAGGAAAGAAGCACCATGATCTACAACTCAACTGCGACGACGGGACGATTTTACGATGCGAATTGAAGTCAAGTAAGAAACAAGCGCCAGGTAAGTGGAATACACCGTGGCATCATGCTACACAGTTTCTTAATGGCACTGGAGACAACTGGCGGATAAGAAAATTCTACGCACAAGAATGGTACAAGCAACTCCCTGTAATAAAGAGAAAATACAAGTTGACAAACGATATTCCACCATTTGATGAATGGTGGAAATCCGATGCGAATATGGGAAATGTCAAAACCGCATTCGGTAAGGAATTCAAAGAAAGAGTTTCTGCCAAAGAACGAGGTAAAATAAAGAAGCGTTTTGTTGAAACACTTGTTGTCCCCGAAGAAGAAATCCAAAACCTTCTTGAGGACTATCTTCGCGAAAGTAAACTAGTTTTGGAAGAAAAGGATTGTTGGTTGGTTGTCTCGGAATCGCACAAGGACGTTAGTTTGTTTGATCGCGTAGAACCAGAAAATATTACCAATATTTACAGAAAAAAAAGTGCTGACTTGGTTTTTGCGGTTGAGTCAAAAAAGTTTAAGGAAATTCGCGTTCGTTGGCAAAACGGAAATGGAATCGCAAACATTTCTGTTCAGTGTAAATAACTAGAGTTCGTAAAAAGGAACAATATTACAGAGTTCGGTTGTGTTTATTGCGTTGTTTCCAAAATATAGGTCTATAAATTCCTTAGTTTTTTTATTTTCAAACGACTTTATAATTTTCTTATACATCTCGATAAGAGATTCTCTTTCTATTTTCATTCTATGTTTGATACAAATCAAATGATTTTCAATTAAATATTCAATTGTATCATTTTCATTTACTAGACAATAACTAAATGTATATTTACCGACACCATATCCTCTATTAATAACCAAAATAGGATCAGTGTTACCCGGTTTATCAATATAATTTTTTTTATCTTTATTTTTATAACTTTGAATCTCTAATGTTCCATTTTTTATGTCTGAACTATAAATCAATAGTGTTTTTGTACTGTCTGAAGTCAATTCACTTTTACATTGATTCCAAACAACATTTCCAACATAAACAGTAAAATCAAGGTCACATAATCTTTTAGAACCAATGTAATACGACTTTATTTTTTCAATTGTTTCGACCATTCCAAAAATTGTATATCCTCCAATATTCATTATGTTATTTTTCTGAGTTGATTTTTTCTTTTGGATAATAAGCAATATTGTTTCTTGTTGTGTTTCAATATAATTATCATTACATTCTACGATATTAAGTATTTCATAATTTGATTCAATATGTTTTCGTGTTTTATCATAATAAAGACAGTTCAGAAAGTTCTTTGGTAGAATAAAACTAAGAATTCCATTTTCATTTAACATAGAAAGTGATTTTATGATAAACAATACAAATATGTTCGGTCTTCCTTCAAAATAATCATAATACGACTTATCAACATCTTTTTTTTTCATTACAAAGAATGGTGGATTTCCGATAATAAGATCGTATTTCAATTCTGGATTATACACCATAAAATCTTCATTTATTAGTGTAACCGAATCACTTTCTAGCGATTTTATTGATTCAAAAATAGTTTTGTTGAATTCTATACCCACAATACGAATATCACTTTGTTTTGATAATTCAAGTATATATTCACAAGAACCACATGATGGTTCCAATACATTTTTTATACTTTTCATATAGGGTTTTAGTAACTCTAAAGTTTTAATAACTGTTGTTGGTGGTGTAAAATATATTCCTCCCCTTTTTTTTTCTTCTTTTTCTAATTGTTTTGTTAGACTAATAGACAAATCAGAATATTTATTTGCTGGTAAGAGATAAATTTTTTTTCCCATGTTGAACAAGTATTATATATCAATATTCATATTATATTAAATCAATTTACATAAAATTTTGTTTGTTAATTAAAAATTATATAATAAAACTTAGAGAATAAAATATTAAGTTAAATAAATGGTTACAATTGTAAGTCAGAAAGTTATCAAATTTTACGAAGAAAATCCACATCTTGATATCAACGCAATGAACGAGATTTTCGTTGATGTTATGAAAAATCTTACAACAAACGTGACAAATAAATTAGACAGTTCGCAGAATGCTAATATGATTAAAAGTTTAA